GCCTATAAAGTAGATACATTTAAAGATGCTTTGCATTTGACTAATTTTACTGAATTATGTTATAAGCATTATAAAGAATATAAAGATAAAAACTATGTATGAGTCATTAATAGAAGCAACTAAATTTCATGCATCTAATCAAGAACATTGGGTTGGTGAAGCTTTAGCAGAATATAAACATAATATTTATGAAGTTATTAGAAATAATAATATAAAAACCATATTGGACTATGGTTGTGGTAAAGCTAAATTTCATTCAATTTTATTTAATAATAAAAAACTTCCTGGATCACCATTAGGCATAGATATAATTAAATATGATCCAGCTGTTGCACAATACACAAACAAACCTACTGGAACTTATGACTTAGTTTTATGTATTGATGTCATGGAACATGTTCAAGAAGATAAAGTAGATGAAGTTTTAAAAGATATCTTTAGTTATAGTAATAGAGTATTTTTAACTATTACTTGTTATCCAGCAACTCAAATCTTACTCAATGGTAAAAATGCACATTATACTATTAAAGAACCTGAATGGTGGAAAGAAAAATTAAAACCTTATGATGGAAGTTATATTGCAATATTTCAAACTATGCCAGATCGAGGTGGCAAAGTAGTTAATAAAGAAGAATGGAAACCTAATGCAATTACTTTAAAAAAATTAGAAAAAAATGATAAAACATTAGATGAAAATCAGAAAGAAAAAGCCAAATTATTAAATGATTAGCATATTATCACATAATAAATTAAACGAACAAAAAAATAATTTGTATATAACATATCCTAGAACTGTTAATATTATATTTGGTCATTATGATTATCCAGATATTATTAATAATTTAATAATAGATATTAAAAATAATTTAGATTCTAAAATGGAAAATTATACAAATGTAAAGGGAGGAATGACTTCTTGGTATCATTTTAATGATAATAAATTATTTAATAATTTTATTGTATATGTAATAAATCAACATCAAATATCTAATCCAGATTTATTTCAATATTTTTTAGAAAAATTTACTATAAATGCTTCTTGGGGTAATGAAATAAAAAATGGTGATGAATTAAAATATCATTTTCATGATTGTTATCATGGTATTTTGTATTTAACAGAAGGTTGTGATTTAAAATTTCCTGAATTAAATATTAAAATAAATCCTAAACCTGGAGATTATTATATATTCCCTCCTCAAATTTTACATGGTTTCGATAAATATATAGGAGAAAAAAATAGATATAGTTTAGTTTTTAATATAGAAGAAAAAAAAAATAAATTTGATTTTACAAAAAAAATAAATGGAAAAAACAGCTAACATAAGTAATTTTATTGGGGTGTATGATAATTACATTACTAAAGAAGAATGTAATAAAACAATTAAATTGTTTGAAGAACAAAAAAAATTTAATAATACTATGAATAGATTAACTTTTGAAAATTCTTCAATTCTTTTTAAAAATGACGATCAATTCTTTGTAGAATCATCTAATATAGATGTGTGGTATAATAATATTAAAAATGTTATTATAAATTATAACACAGCTTTTGCACATTATAGTCAAAATACTGGAGCACACGAAGCTTATGGTGTTAATACATTTTTTTTCACTGGTATTAAAATTCAAAAAACTTTACCAACAGAAGGTTATCATGTTTGGCACATAGAACATGGCAAAGAACCACCAAATCAAGATAGAGCATTTGTTTTTACAATTTATTTAAATGATGTTGAAGAAGGTGGAGAGACAGAATTTTTACATTTTTCAAAAAGAGTAAAACCTAAAACAGGAAGAATAGTTATTTGGCCTGCAGGTTTTCCTTATGTACATAGAGGCAATCCACCATTATCTGGTGAAAAATATATTTTAACTTCTTGGATGAAGTTAACTCAAATTAGTTAGATGAATATGAAGTAGGTCTTGGACCTTTTTCAATTTCAGTTCTAGAATCATTATCCCAAATATTTTGTAATACAGATAAATGAAATGCATCCCATTTATTTATAAATTCTTGAAAATTACCTAAATTAGCATCAGCATAAGATGAATGAGGTGTTTCATCTCTATATTCTACTTCATCTGAAGTAACAGATGTGCCATAATGAATTGCCCAAATATTTAAAAATTTTGGTTGAGACCAAAAAGAATCATCATCTATTATATAAGTATTGGCACCATCGCCTTGTTGTTTAACAATTTTTTTATCATCAAATACTACTGTCCAATTTCCTAAACTTGCCATTATGTCTCCTATGTTTTAATTATATATACTACTGTCAAATAAGGTTGAACAACTGAAGTTGCATCACCAGAAAAATTTGCACTCATATTATGAGAATGTCCACTATCTGAACCAGTATTCTCTAGTACGTTTGCTCTAGCACCGGTATTGTTCAAAGAATTAGTTGCACCTTGAGCACCACCACCATCGTTTTGCCAAAACATTCTATGTGCATGAGAAGCAAGTTGTGCTGTTGATAAAGTAGCATTAGCAGTACTACCTGCAATATTTCCAGTTGCAGTAACTGTATTTGCTCCACCAGTTGAACCTAAGTTTTTAGTTCCAGATTTTGAAACCGCTACATTATCTTGTAAATCAGGTACGTTAAAAGTTGTTGAACCATTACCTGCTCCATAAGTAGTTCCGATAATTCCAAACAAAGTTGCGTAAGTTGATCTTGAAACTGCAGAACCATTACATTCTAAGAATCCAGATGGAATAGAAGAATCTGACCAAGGTACAATTGTTCCACTTGGAATACCTTCAATACCTGTAAGGTTTGCACCATCAAAATCATATCTAGTTGCTTCGTAGTTTGCCATCTATTATTTCTCCTTATAAGTCCAGCCAGTTGTTGCATCACCAGAATAAACTAATGTGAAACCAGCACCTTGTGTATTAACAACTAAGTCAGCTGCACTGTTTGCTATATTAGAACTGTTTCTTCCAATAGTCAATGCATTGACATCAAAATCATATCCTTGGTCAATAACAGATACTTCTTGTCCTGCACTTGGTGATGCAGGTAGAGTCAGAGTAAATGCTCCACCATTTGTGTTTGCTAAAATTTGTGCTCCAGGTTGAACTGTTTCAGCAGAAGTAATTGCTCTCCATACTTTTTCTTCAGAACCTTTATAAATATTTGTACCATCTGACCATAACTGATAAGTGTGTCCTTCACATAAAAGAACACCTGAACCAGAAGTAGTTTTAAAAGTTAAAGTAAAACCTGCATGATCGCAAGCATCTTGAACTGTGTAAGTTTTTTCAATTGAATCTGGAATAGTAACGTTTACGTTTGCAGCAAGTGTACCCGTTAATTTAATAACTTCGTTCTTACCATTTGATACTGCACCATTTGTAAATGTTAAAGCTCTACTAGCGTTAGTTACGTTAAACGCATCATAACCACCAATAGCTTGTTCAAGAATTAATAAGTTTGTATTTGTAATCTGTCCCCAAGTTCCCGAATTTTCTCCGGTTGCTTGTACAGTTAATTTTAAATTAGCTGATGTTGAGTTTGCCATTTTTTAAATTCCTTATAATAATATTTTATAAAATTTATGCAGCGGTGTCAACTTTTGTCCAAGTAGGTGCTGTACCTGTATTTACTTGAGTCCAAGTAGACGCTGTACCTGTATCTACCTGAGTCCATATTAATGTTTTAGGACTTCCTAGTCCCATTGTCAAGCCAAATCCCGTTAAAGTTACGTTAGCAAATCCTTTAGTTGTAACACTTCCAAGGTTAGCTGACATAGCTATTCCAGTCACATCTGCAAGAGTTACAGCATCTAATGTACCTAATCCAAGGCCTGCTGCAATACCTTCTCCAATAACTGTTACGTTAGCTTCTCCAATAACTACTGTTCCAACAGCAAGAGAAGCATTAAATCCAATACCGGTAACTGTTGCATCTGGAGCCGGATCCACGATTCCTTCTGCAGCTGTAATACCAAAACCGGTTAGTGTTAGATTTGCTGTACCTGTAATAGATTCATTTCCTAAAGAAGCCGTCATTGCTTCTCCAGTTACATCTGTATTAGCGTCCGCTATAGTTACAGTTCCTACAGCTAGATCTGCTGTAAATCCAATACCAGTAACCGTTGCATCTGGAGAAGGATCAACAATACCTTCCGCTGCAGTCATTGCCTCACCAGTTACATCTACATTAGCTGTACCTGTAATTGACTCATTACCTAAATTTGCAGTTAAAGATTCACCTGTTAGAATTACATCTATATCAGTAAATGCAATAACAGAATTTAAATTTGCAGTAAATCCAATTCCAGTAACTTCAGCATCAGGAGAAGGATCAACAGTACCTTCTGCTGCAGTCATTGCCTCACCAGTTACATCTACATTAGCTGTACCTGTAATTGACTCATTACCTAAATTTGCAGTTAAAGATTCACCTGTTAGAATTACATCTATATCAGTAAATGCAGTAACAGAATTTAAATTAGCTGTAAGTTGTTGTCCTGTTGTATCAACTAAAGTATTTGCATCTAATACTGCTGTTCCAAGATTAGCAGATATTAACTCTCCAGTTATATCTGTATTTCCAGTTCCTGTAACATTTAATGTTCCTGTATTTAAAGATACCGGAAATCCTGAAGGAAAAGCTTCTGTAGCAATATTAATAGTTACACTACCTTCATTTGCTGTTAAAGCTTCTCCAGTAATTGCTACAGTTCCTTCACCTATAATAACTGTGCCTACAGCTAAAGATGCAGTAAAACCAATTCCTGTTACTTCAGCATCAGGAGAAGGATCAACAATACCCTCTGCTACAGTAATACCTATACCAGTTGGTATTACATTAGCTGTTCCAGTAATTGATTCATTACCTAAATTTGCAGTTAAAGATTCACCTGTTAGAATTACATCTATATCAGTAAATGCAGTAACAGAATTTAAATTAGCAGTTAAAGATTCACCAGTTAATTGAGTTGAATAATTATCGCCCCAAGCAAAATTACCCCATTCAACCCTACCCCAACCTTCATTTACTTCGGCTGTTGTATTTTCATTACCTAATGATGCAGACGCACCGATCCCAGTTGGAAAGGTAATAATATTTTCAATACCTGTCCCGTAATCACCGATACCATACGATCCTGAACCCCAAGGATTAGCCATAGGAAATTATCTCCTATGTTCTATTACCCAGAAATTCTTAGAATCGCCGCAGAAGTTGTTGCTGCTGGAAACTGAATTGTGAAAGTTCCTGAAGTCGCTGTTTTATCACTTCCAAAATCTAAAGCTGCAACAGCTGCATTCGCTACAGTTGCTGAAGTGTTATAGATTAAAGCTC